ACTTTGGTCGTGTCGGGTTTGGTGGATGGCTGGTGGAGTGGTTCCAGCGTTTCGGGGTCGAGCTTGTAGTATCCACACAGTAGGCGGCTGATAAGTCCCGAACGGTTTTTCGCCGTGCTGAGTAGGTCGATGAGTTTCGGGTCAAGGGAAATCGTCAAGAGCTTAGACGCCATGCTCATCGTTCTCCAGCTTGTCGATATGTACAAAGTCGGTCACACGCTTGACGTAGTCGATAGGAATGAACTCGTCAACAATAGGCTTAAGCGTATCGGGGTTAAGATTGTAGTGTGCGCACAACAGGCGAGTGACCATTGCCGACTTGTTATGCACGTTTACCATGTAGGCGACTACTTCTTCAGGGATCGTCAGCGTGACGTGCTTAGATGCCATCGTGGTTTTCCTTTCGGTTAGCGTCGAAAAATATCGACATGGGAGAAGCGTAGCACAGGCTCGTTCGGGTGTCAAAAATATTTGTAACCTTTTTGCGAACGGCTTGTAAGTGGCTTGTAAGCGATTAACTAACGGTTTACTAGCAAAAATCCCTGTCCCAAAAGGGGCGGCTGGTTTACCAGTGGGCAGGATTTACCTACAGCAACCGGCATTTGTTCCAGCATGTGGGACAAACTTTTGGAACAGAAAAAGCATGTAGGACAAATGGCTTTGTCCAATATTCCGCCTTTAGATTCATATACTTATACTTTTGGGACAAAGAAAAATAATATAACCCCGCTAGGGAAATTTTTTTCCCAAAAGTTTTTCATCACACTGGCAAAACCGCGAAAATTTCGGCTTATCCTCTCAAAATCACGTCCCGCTGTCCCAAAGCTTGATTTATAAGGACTTTTTTGGGACGTGGAAAACCGCGATCCCGGCGTTAATGTAAGCTAATGCTGGTACGGGGGATAGCTATGGTAGTTACTGTAACTCGACCAGAAACCACGCGCCGAAATGTAAGCTAATGCTGGTACGGGGGATAGCTATGGTAGTTACTGCAACTCGACCAGCACGCATAACCATAATGTAAGCTAATGTTGGTACGGGGTATAGCTATGGTAGTCTATGCCAGTTACTGTAACATCGCCCCGCTAATGTAACTAAATGCTGGTACGGGGCATAGCTATGGTAGTTACTGTAACTTCGCCAGTTAATGTAAGCTAATGCTGGTACGGGGCATAGCTATGGTAGTTACTGTAACTCGACAGGATAGTTTGAACGATTCCAAGAAAGCCGCCTATTGCTAGGCGGCGGACTTGGCGACGCTCAAGCGGCAAGCTCGACCGCTTTGATTTCGATTTCGTCCTGATCCGGGTCGAAGTTAATCGTCCGCAGCATGAGCAGGTACTCCATGAGATGTTTCACTTCATCGGCGGTGGGCTGGCATTCAGCAAGCGGCGTCAATGCCGTTTTAACATCGACGGTTTGAATCATTTCGTTGACCCTAACGGCGGCATCGGGATCGGTTTCCTTCAACCGCTTCACAAGAGAACCTACCGTTTTCTGAAACGCGCTCTTGGCGCGCTCATCGGCAAAGCCGGTCAACGGTTTTTCTTTTTTGGGTGCCCGCGCTTTGACGGACGAATCGGCCATCGCCAGCGGCGGAGTAGCTTTGGCGAGCTTGATGGCGGCATCTTGCCGCTTGTAATCCAGCGGTCCGCCGATGGTGCTATGAATATCGTTCGGCCCCGCTTTGGTAACGTTCAAACCACACGCCCGGAAACGTGCGAGAACGGCGGGCTTGTCCTTCGCCAGTACGGCAACAAAAACAGCATGGGCAAATTCCCCATTGTCTTTTGCGACGTACGCTTTGCCGATTGCTTTGACCGTGGCATCCCATACGGACTGCCCATAGTCAAACCCGTTGGAAATGATTGACGATACGATCGCTTGTTCGGATTTGGTCAACATGATTTTCTCCTAAGTAAATGAATGAAGGCATGAACAAGCGCCATCAGTTAATGACGCTTGCCAATACCCACGGCGTTATGGGCATGTGTTCCGATGGTGACATGCTTTGCGCCGTGTGATGGTATTGCCCATGCTTCGTTAGTCCCCACGAAGCGGTACGGAAGGTTTCCAGATTGTTAAAGATCAATTTTCAGAAGGCAAACCCATCGTCCGTATGCGTGCGCATACGTGTTATGGGCTGCTAGGCATGGGCGAGTAATCCCTTTTTACATGCGCGCGGTATTACCGGCGCCTACCTAGTCAAACCTTCTGATTGTTAAAGAGCGTTATTGCACTAGTGGACACTTGTAAACATGGTCGCGACTGGATGGGCCTTTGGGGACATGGCCCTACCCCCCACAGGGGACACGAGGTGATGGACCCCCGCACGCCTTATCCGTTGCTCTTACAGCAAGCCCAATTTTTCCAACTGCCTAAAATTTAAGCAGCCTCCACTCCCATTTCAGACCTCCATGTCCTATTTATATCCCACACTTGACACTCACCAAAACTTGCAGTAAACAATTCATACCATGCAAACCCAAAACTCCAACATTTTTGGAACGCCAGAAGACTACGACGACCTCGTGGATCACGTTCCTGCACCTGATCCGGCCACGGTAGAACCCGTTGCGCCCCCTCGACCCACGGCACGACACAGCCAACCCTCGGACATCACCAACCGTCTGACCCACGTTCCACCGGCCATCGTGGATATGGTCAGGGAAGACCCTGAAAAGCTCCGACAGGTGGCACGCAGCATGGCTGCGATGAATCTCCACAACCTGTTCCAGCGCGTGCAAAACCGCGACACGAGTACCAAGGACAGGTTGGAATTTCAGACGTTGTTGAACAAGATGAGCGGGCTGGATGTAAAGGAAAACGCAGCCGCAGCGGGTGGTGGATTTAGCATCAATATCGTTCTGCCAGGGCACAAGGAAAAAACTGTCACGGTGGAATCAACCGCACAACAGGTGGACGACGAATGAGTACGTTCGTAGCAACACCGACACAAGAAGAATTTATGCTTTCGCCCGCATTCGTGCGGGTACTGGCCGGACCGATCGGCGGCGGTAAATCCGTAACCTGCGCGCATGAGCTATTCCGGTGGGCTTGTGAACAGGCACCAAACGAAGAAGGGTTGCGTAAAACCAGGTTCCTGATTATTAGAAACACGGTCGATCAACTCAAATCAACGGTGATGAAAACCGTGTTTGACTGGTTCCCGCCAGGTAAAGTTGGTGAGTGGAAGTCAACAGACAAGACGCTGGTTATCAGCTTGCCACTTGCAGATAAGACACGCGTGGCAAGCGAGTGGATGTTCATTGCCCTGGATACGCCCGATGACATTCGCAAAGCCCTCAGCCTTGAAGCAACAGGGATGTGGGGTAACGAGGCGCGGGAGTTGCACCCCGACGTTGTTGAAGCGTTGCTTGGTCGTATCGACCGTTATCCGTCGATGAAGGACGGTGGGGCGACCCGGGCAGGGGCGATCTTCGATACGAATATGCCTGACCAGGACACGTGGTGGTTCGACAAAATGGAGAACCCGCCGAGCAACTGGTCGATCCATGTTCAACCTCCAGCCATCATCACGCTGGAAGACTACCTCGACAAGTACGGCGAAGAGCCGGATGAGGAGCGCAAGGCCGAGGCATACGACGGGACGTGGTACGTAACCAACCCGGACAGCGACAACTACGAGAATCTCTCGAAGACATACTACCCGAACAACATCCCTGGGCGGGCGCAGGACTTCCTGGATGTGTACCTGCTGTGTAAATACGGCAGGGCGTTGAACGGTGTTCCGGTGTATGACAAGACGTTCACTCCGTCATTCCACATCGCGGAAGGCAGCATCACACCTGTACGGTCAGATACGTACCCACTGGTGATCGGGTTGGACTTCGGGCGGACGCCTGCGGCGGTTATCGGGCAGATGGACCACAGGGGAAGGGTGCTGGTGGTCGGTGAGTTGACAAGTACGAACATGGGCATCGAGAAGTTCCTGACGACGAAGTTGAAGCCGTACCTGTTCGAGAAGTTTCCGGGACACCGGACGATCGTGGCACCTGACCCGGCAGGGTGGAGCAAGACACAGGTCGGTGAGATTTCGCCAGTCGATGCGGTCAAGGCAGCCGGGTTCAAGGTAGTACGACCGGCGACTAACAACGTAGAGCCTAGGATCAGGGCGGTTGAGGCGTTGTTGACCAAGCAGATAGATGGTAAAGCTGCGTTCTTGGTCGATCCGTCGTGTGATATGTTGGTGAAAGGGTTCAAGTACGGCTACCGGTGGAGATTGGACAAGAAAGGGAATCTGGTGGACGTTACTCCTGAGAAAAACGAGTTCAGCCATGTGCATGATGCGTTGCAATACTTCGCAATGGTGGTAGATAATGCTGCAGGTGGTACTGATGTTAACCGCAGGCGCGAAGTCGTGACGGTAAGTGCAGGAGGTTGGACGTAACTTGTTGACCAGTAATCACATTCATGGTACAAATTCGTAACGCGTACACCCACTCCTAACCATGACCGGTATTGCCATCATCCCTGTGGCTTCGGCGGCTGACCTCGAACGAGAGAGTCAGCGGCGTGCGGTCGAGCAGCAACAACAGCCCATCATCCAGTCTCTTGCCGCCCATGTGAATCGTAGGTGGGGGGCTGCCAAGACTGCCAAACTCAAACATGAGAAACGGATGATTGAGCGATTGAGGCAGCGCCGTGGCGAGTACACAGAGGATAAACTTGCCGAGATTCACAAGCAGGGTGGTAGCGAGATTTTCCTGAACATCACGGCGGTGAAATGTCGCGCAGCTACGGCATGGTTGCGGGACACCATGTTAGGTAGCGGTTCGGATAAGCCTTGGCAGATCGAGGCGACACCCATCCCTGACCTGCCTGACAGTGTGGTCGGCGAATTGCGCGACATGGTGACGCGCACCCTGGGGCAGCTTCACATGCAGGGTGTAGAAATCCCTACGGACCAGCTTCAGACATACGTGCAAGGTCTGAAGGATGAAGCGATGCGAACCATGCAGGATGAGGCCAAGCGCCGCATTGAGCGCATGGAGATGAAGATGGAGGACCAGCTTGATGAAGGTGGCTTCCGCGAAGCACTGTCACAGTTCATCGACGACATTGCCACATTCCCAACGGCCATCCTGAAAGGACCGGTTGTCCGACGCCGCAAGACCCTGAAGTGGGATAACGGCAAGCTGGTCGCTACCGAGGTACTGCGCCCCGAGTGGGAGCGAGTTGATCCGTTCATGTTCTACCCTGCGCCGTGGTCTACCAACGTAGATGACGGATACGTTATCGAGCGTCACAAGCTCACCAAGGAAGACCTGCAGGCGCTGATCGGCGTGGATGGATACAGTGAGGACTCGATCCGGCAAGTGTTGCGGGAATGGGATGCAGGTGGTCTGCGTGAGTGGTTGTGGGTCGATACCGCCAAAGCCTCGGCTGAAGGGAAGACTAGCAACGCCTACGATACCACTGACCTGATCGACGCCCTACAGTTACACGATAGTGTAACGGGCGAGATGCTCGTCGAGTGGGGTATTCCCAAGGATGAGATTGACGATCTGCAGAAATCCTACCCGTGCGAAGTGTGGCAGATCGGTAACACTGTCATCAAAGCCGTGTTGAACTACGAGCGGCTTGGACGCAAACCGTACTACGCAACGTCTTACGAGCGCATTCCTGGATCGTTTTGGGGCAACGGTGTCACTGACATGATCTCCAAGCCACAGGATATGTGTAACGCCGCTGCACGGGCACTGGCTAACAACATGGGTATCGCGTCCGGTCCGCAGGTTATGGTGAACATTTCCCGCCTGCCGACCGGTGAGCCTATTACCCAAATGTATCCGTGGAAACTCTGGCAGACAGTTTCTGCCGAGTTTGCTGATTCTTCCAAGCCGATCGAGTTTTTCCAGCCGAACAGTAACGCCTCTGAGTTGATGGCGATCATTGAGAAGTTCAGTGAGTTGGCTGATGAGTACTCTGGTATCCCTCGTTACATGACTGGTGAGAATGCAGCGGGGGCTGGTCGTACTGCATCTGGTCTGTCGATGTTGCTGAACAATGCATCAAAGGCGCTCAAGCAGGTTGTGTCTAACATCGACGAATGTGTTCTCGTCAAGGCAATTGAGCGCCAGTACCTGTTCAACCTCGACTACACCGATGATCCTGACCTTGTCGGTGACGTGAACATCGTCGCCAAGGGGGCAATGAGCCTTGTCAGCCGCGATGCCGCTGCGGTGCGCCGCAATGAGTTCCTGAATATTGTGCTGACCAGCCCGTTCGCACAGTCTATCGTTGGACCGGCTGGTGGTGCCGAGTTGCTGCGCGACAGTGCCAAGAACCTCGACATCAATCCTGACAAATTGGTGCCTAGCCCTGAGAAGATCGAGATGCAGACGGCTATGCAGCAGCAACAGGCAGCTATGCAGCAACAAGCACCTGGGCCGCAACAACAGTTGCCTATGCCACAACAGCAGTTGCCACCAGCACCATCTCCGCAACCTACCATGCCGGACGGAAGCCTTGTGGGCGGTAGAGACGGCAATATGATTTCCCCAAGACCGAACGGCGTATGATGGCAGATACAATCAACACAGAGACACTAGCAAACGCGATCATCATTAAGATGAAAGAGGAGCACCATGTCTTCTGGATTGACCCGGAAGTACATGCGGACCAGCACGCATTTCTAGCACTTTTGATGAAGGAGCGGGAAGAGCGAGAAGCTAGACGGCGTAGACTGGAAGAAAAGATCGCAGGATCATTTGTTCTATCTACACTGGCGCTACTCGTAACTTTGGTTGGTGCTGCTGTCATGCACTGGTTGAGACAACAGGTACGGGGAGAAGGGTAATTGGCTGACGAGGCTGATCGTAGTGATGAGAGAATCCAAAATGCGATTGAAGATGGGATTGCGAGCGTTAGGCGTCGCATTGGAAAAGGTCTTGTGCCATGTGGCGTATGTCATTGGTGTGGTAGTGGGGTTTCCGCTGGTCGCTTGTTTTGTGCTGATGACTCTTGCGCAGAAGATTGGCAATACGAACAGCAATGCAAATCTAAACAATGGGTGAAATGATGGACTGGACAAAATACGCACCGTACTTTACTGAAGACGAATTTCGTTGCCATTACACAGGCAAGTGTGACATGAAGCCTGAGTTCATGGATAAACTGCTGGCAATTCGGATCGAGTACAACAAGCCTATGAGGATTACCTCGGGCTATCGTGACCGCACCAACCCGATTGAGGTTAACAAGCACACTACAGGTGAGCACACTATGGGTGTTTGTTGCGATGTTGGTGTCAGCGGAGAAGATGCGGTTCGACTGTTGGAGATTGCACTGCGACACGGTATTACGCGTGTCGGGGTCCAGCAGAAAGGAGAAGGACGATTCCTGCATATCGGAATCGGTGGAGGGGATTTGCCTAACCCCGCAATCTGGAGTTACTGAGGAGATACGCTATGTTTGCAGGATATAAAACTGTTGTAGCTGGTAGTATTAGTATCGTGATGGGTCTCGCAACGATGATGGGTGTAACGATCGACCCCTCGACAATGGCTGCGATCTCTCAGCACATTGATACGGTTGTTGGTGGTGGAATGACGCTGTATGGTCTTCTGATGGTTGTGCTGCGTGCATTCACGACATCGCCGATCTTCAAAAAGCCCGAGTAAGAGATATGCCATCTCTCAGGGAGGCAACAGGATACTTCGATGCTGGTGAATATCTGTCTACTTGTATTGGTAGGACAATAACAAGGGTTGAGGATGACGAAAATAGTTTGCTTTTCTTCTTGAGCGATGGCACGCAACTTGAATTTTACGGGTTGGAAGATGGCGGTTTCGGTGTACTTGTACATGAAGGAGTGGCACACTGATGACGTATGAATACAAACACGTTGATGTTGTCAGGGTGATCGACGGTGATACGGTCGAACTTGACATCGACTTGGGAAACCACACCAAATGGCGTAACTCTTTCCGTTTGCTAGGTATCGACACGCCTGAACACGGTATGCCAAAGTTTGACGAAGCGACTGAGTATTTGCGCAAACTGCTGAAAGACGGGGTGAGTAGATGCCAGACTACGAAACCGGACAAGTACGGACGCTGGTTGGTAGATTTGTGGACAGCTTCTTCCGCTGGCGGAGAGTTTCACATCAATACGCTTATTCTTCAGTCAGGGCTTGCCAAGCCATACTTCGGAGGAGCAAAGGAGTGAGCGACAGTCGCTTTTTGACAAAACTGGTTGTCGAACTTGTAGCGCCGTATGATAACGATGGTGCAGGTAATTGGGCGTTGCGCGAACCTTTGCAGTTTTACAGTCATCGACTTGACAAGGTACTTACTGTTGGGCCGGATTTCGATACAGATTTCGCATCTGTTCCCCGTGTCCCCTTAATCTATGCGAACTACGGTAACAAGTATCATCGTAGCGCCACGCTACATGACTCGTTGTGTCGAACCAAGGTAGTTCCACGTGATGTTGCAGATAAACTTTTTCTAGATGCCATGCACTCCGAAATCGCTGAACGTGTCGAGGAACTGCGAAACAGTGGAGAATCTGAGGATGATATTCACGAGTTTGAGGCCAGCGAAATGGGTCGGGCACAAACCATGTATGCTGCTGTCAGACTTTATAGCGTGACGATGGCTAGTTGACATGCGAACAACTTTATTGTATTTCTAACTCATGAGCACGTTTGGTAACCCTAGCAAAGCCCAACTTACAGCCTTAAGCCGGTGTCGGATGGACGACATGAAACCGTTGGTTGAGTTGATGGAAGCTACGTTGTCAGACGTGAAAGAATCCTTGACCCAGGCTGATGAACCGATCAGGGTTCACCGATTGCAGGGTAAGGCAATTGTGCTGAAAGATTTTCTGGAATTGGTCGAAAAGGCCAACCAGATTCTAGCGCGGGGTTCGCACACCGCATTTTGAAACCTAGCTGACCATGATGGGCCGCAGGCTGACCGTAAAGTCGGAGCCTCGGAGTCAGAGTTGGAGCTTAAAGGAGAAGTAGCAAATGGCATTGCCGAAGCAGGTTGCACAGCAACTGAAGGACGTGGAAGAGCTTGAAGCCAAGCTCAATGCAGAGCCGGAGAAGACGGAAGAACCTTCTGCCGAACCGGAAGCCGATCAACCCGAAGTAGCAGAAACCGCTCAGGCGACGCCGAGCCAGCCGGAACCGCAGAAAACGGTTGACAGTTGGGAGCAGAAATATCGCTCGTTGCAAGGGATTTTCGATGCTGAAGTTCCTGCACTGCACGCGAAGGTTAAGGAACTCACTCGTGAGCTTCAAGCCGCTACCGCGCAGATCAATGAGCTTAAAACTGCACCCAAACCTGCACCGCAGAACGCTGAACCACTGGTAAGCGATCAGGACGTTGAGACGTTCGGTCAAGATTTGATTGATTTGCAGCGCCGTGTTGCGCGTGAAGTAGCTGCAGAGTTTCGGTCTGAGTTGGCAGCTAAGGATGCCAAGATCGCCGAACTGGAGAAGCGCATTGAGCAGGCGAGTAGTCGGGTTGGTGAGGTGACGTTTGAGCAGCGTCTTAACCGAATGATTCCTGACTTTGACCAGCTTAACCGCGACCCCAAGTGGGTGGAATGGTTGGACGAAGTAGACCCGCTTACGCGAGCACCTCGGCGTTTGTTTGCTCAACAGGCATACGACAGCGGTGACGTGGAAGCACTGGTTCACTACGTCAATATGTTCCGCCAGAGCGCCGTCCCTGCGCAAACGCAAGTCAATCAGAACAAGGCCAAACTTGAACGTCAGACCGCGCCGACTCGTAACGCATCGAGTTCAGTTTCTACCGCACAGGAGAAGGTATATTCAACTGCACAAGTTGAAGATATGTTCGCCAAAGCAAGGAAGTTGAGCATTCAGGGGCGTTTCGACGAAGCAACCAAACTTGAAGCCGAGATTACGGCTGCCTACGCGGAAGGACGAGTTCGTTTTTAACTTGTTTACGGGTAAACAGCAGTCTGAATCTCACCCAACTTTTTAATGTAAGGAGACTCTCATGGCTACTGTTTTTCCCGTCGTAACTGCTGGTGCGTTTGACACCAACCCGTCGTACTCCGGTACGTTTATCCCGTCGCTTTGGTCTGGCAAACTTAACGTCAAGTTCTTTGCCAACACCATCCTGTCCGAAATCATGAATACGGATTGGGAAGGTGAGATCAAAAGTCAAGGCGATACGATCAACATCCGTATTGCCCCGGACATCGCCATTAGCGACTATGCTGGCGCTGGTAGCACGCTGTCCGTTCAGACCCCGACCCCGGCCACGGTGGTCATGCAGATCAACAAGGCCAAGTATTTCTCGGTGCAAACCAACGACGTACTTGCGCAGCAGGCTGATCTTGACCTGATGAATATGTTCACCGAAGACGCGGCCAAGCAAATGAAGATCGCGATCGAGGACGAAGTATTCTTCAATTCGTTCGTCAACGAAGGTCCGGCTGCGGCCAATAAAGGCGCTACCGCTGGTGCCCGTTCTGCCGCATACAACCTAGGTACCGACACCACTCCGATCGACCAGACCACTCCTGACAACGTTCTGCAAACTGTTCTGCGCCTGTCGGCTACCCTTGACGAACAGAACGTCCCCGAGGATGGCCGCTGGCTTATCATGACTCCGTATGACCGCCATCTGCTGATGCGCTCGAACCTCGCTCAAGCGTATTTCACCGGCGATCAGTCGAGCACCATTCGTACCGGTAAGATCGGCATGATTGACCGTTTCACGGTCTACGTGTCGAACCTGCTGCCGCGTGGTGCGAACGGTAAGGCGCTTGTTTCGGGTCTGACTTCGACTGCTTCTGGTGCTACGCTTACCAACGCCAAGGATCGTCGATTGATGGTTGCTGGTACTAAGGCATCTTGTGCTTTTGCTTCGCAGATTGTCAAGACTGAGCCGCTGCGCAACCAGACTGACTTCGGCGACATCGTCCGTGGTCTGCAGGTGTACGGTCGCAAAGTGGTTAAGAATACCGCTTTGGCTACTGCGATTATCGGTTCCCCGGTCTAAGTAGTGCAGGGGGACTTCGGTCCCCCTGATTCAATGGAGAATACACAATGACTGTTTATGATCTTGTAGACCTGTATAAAGGTGAGTTTGTCTCCAACAAAGCTCAGGTTCGTATTGATGGCGAGTGGGTTGTTGTAGGTCATGTTGTCGGCGATGCCTTCGAGTTGACTGCTGAAGGCGAAGAACTTGCCGCGAAAGGCGTAGAAGTCACCGAAAACGGGCGTAAGAAGAAAGAGCCTAACGAGCCGGTGGGCGAATAATGGCAACTGTGTCGCTCGACGTATTCTTGCCTGAAATTACTCCGATTGTAATCGGATGCCCTGAGCCGCTCATCAAGAACGCGTTGCTTACTGCTGCGAGGGAGTTTTGCTCTCGCACGTTGTGCTGGCAAGTTTCACTACCTAAAGTCGAGCTTTCCGACAGTGACTTTCCATATTCGATTCCGACTCCTCCTGACGGAGACTTGGCTCGCGTATTGTCGGTACGGACAGACTACTTTAGGCTGAGTCCAACGACAGTTAACATATTGGACAACATGGCGAATTGGGAAGATCATATTGGCGCTCCCCGCATGTTTTACCTTACGCCAACAGGGGCACTGGTACTCTACCCACGTTTGTCTGAGCCTACTGAAGTTCGAGTCACTGCAGCGTATACAGTATCTTTCGATGCGACACAGTTGGAAGATATGCTGTTTAACTACTGGCGAGATGCTATTGTCAGTGGAACGTTGAAGTATCTACAGGCTATGCCGAACAAAGGGTGGAGCAATCCCGATCACGCGATGATTTATGGAAGCCGATTTGAAAATGGGATGAAAATATGCGCAGCGGAAATGCTGCGCGGAGCGCACGCGATGTCAGGGGCCGTAGTTCAAATGCGGCCTGCTGTGTAGGGAGCCATAATCATGGGTCTTCAACTAAGCGTTCCGATTGCTACTGCACGAGGCATCCTGAATGATCCTGATGCAACACGGTATTCGCAGCCAGATTTGCTACAGTATGCAAATGATGCTCTGGATCAGATCGTTAAGATTATTCCGCAGTTATTCTACGTTTACGACAACTTTACTTGCGCCGCAGGGTCGTTACAGTCTCTATCTTTCGATAATTCTGTGGCGTTGGTAGACGTAAAGCGTGTACAGAATGGAAATGCGGTTACTCGCTCCGATGTAGGCATCTTGGATGATTTCTCACCCGGATGGCGATCAGGACCTACAGGAGCGACCAAACATTGGATGCCGTTGGCTGATGACCCGCGCAAGTTCCTCGTATACCCGCCTGCGCCAGCTAACCAAGTTCTCGAAGTATTGCGAGTAGCTGTACCATTAGAGTTTACGGAGACCGCAGATACATGGTTGCCTGCACAACTCTCTGATGCGATTTCAGATTACATTGTGTATCGTGCTGAATCGCGTGATGACGAATACGTGAACAGCAATAGGGCAGCGCAGTTCTTCACATCTTTCGTTGGAAAAGTAAAAGGGGCGTAAATGGCACGCAAATACAAGAATAATGCCAGCAGCACGCTTGCTGGCGCACTCACAGTAAGCGCAACCACTTTGACTGTTGCTACAGGTCAAGGGGATCGTTTTCCTATTGCGTCAGGTTCAGACTATTTTGTACTTACTCTCCAGAAATCAGGTGGAGTGGAGATCGTCAAGGTTACGTCACGCGCAGCTTCATCCGACTCCATGACTATTCAGCGTGCGCAGGAGGGTACAACTGCATTGTCATTCTCTATCGGTGACATTGTGTCGTTGCGTGCTACTGCCGACTCGTATAACTCCATCGACGCGCACATCTACTCTACCGCCGCTGCCCATTCAGCCAGTGCGATTGCTAACACTCCGGCAGGTAATATTTCCGCTACGAACGTGCAGGCGGCACTCAATGAGCTTGACAGCGAGAAGGAGGCCAATGGTACAGCGTCTGCAGCAGTATCCGCGCACGTTGCGGCTGCTGATCCGCACCCGCAGTATCTTACGTCGGCAGAAGGCAATGCGGCATATCAACCGTTGAATGCTAACCTGACAGCAGAAGCTGGTCTCGTCGGAGCGGCTAACAAACTGGCGTACTACACCGGGGTCGGGACGAAGGCATTGACGAACTTGACTGCTTTTTCCCTTACGTTGCTTGATGACACTGACGCTGCTACGGCTAGAACTACGCTTGGGGCACAAGCAACCCTTGTCTCAGGGACGAGCATCAAGACCGTGGCAGGGCAGTCCTTGCTTGGTAGTGGGGATGTACCGATTGTCCCTGATGCCCTTTCCACGGCAAGTGGATCAGCACCATCATATTCTGCTCGCGCATGGGTAAGTTTCAACGGCTCAGGTACTGTGATTATTCGTGCAAGCGGTAATATTTCGAGTGTTGTACGTAATGGAACGGGGGATTACACGATTAACTTTGCGACTGCCATGCCTGATATTAATTATTGCTGGCAAGGGTCAGGAATGTTGGTAGGTGGTGACGCAAGCGCCGGAGGTCAAGCGTTTAACGCGAGGAGTGACTTTCCTCCAACAACAACATCGTTACGCGGCTACTGGAAGCAGGGTAATTCAGCAACTGCCTTAGATAATAGCCAAGTAAATGTAGCAGTTTTTCGGTAAAAAGACTATGAACCAAGTGATAATCTACAAACAAGACAATGGCGTGCCCGCTGTCATCTTTCCAACACAAGAATCGCTCACCATGTACGGGATACAGGCTATAGCTAAAAAGGATGTTCCAGCCGGGAAACCGTACAAGATCATCGACGCAAGCGAATTGCCGCAAGGTGTTCCTCAAGAAGCGTGGGAGATTGATGACGCCGACTTGACCGACGGCATTGGCGGTGAGTCCAACGAATTTCCGGGGGGCGTATGAGCATAATCAGGATCAACACTCAAAAAGTGGCGGAAAAGCAAACTGCCGACTTTGTTGCTAAGGTTCAGAGCCGCCTTGACGCCTTCGCGCGTACTCGCAGCTATGATGGCATCCTTTCGGCCTGCACTTATGCTACGAGTATGAACCCTAAATTCGCTGCTGAAGGGCAATACTGCGTACAAGCACGCGATGCGACATGGGCCAAGTGCTATGAAATCTTGAGCGCAGTTCAGTCCGGCCAGCGCCCAGTACCTACTTGGGAAGAACTCGAAGCTG